TCACCTCCACACGCGGTAGGTCAGCGTGAGGACGCTGGTGAACTGGCGAAACTCCTCCAGGTGCTCCATCGCGTAGACCGGCTCGTTGGCCACCTCGGTGCAGCGGGCCTGCGGGAAGCCGGCCAGCGGGTGCGAGCGGAAGTGGTCGGCGATCTCCTCCACCAGTTCCATGAGCGCATCGAGGTTCTCCACGCTCGGCTCGACCTTGCGTTGCACCGCCACGTCGATCTTGAAGTCGAAGCCGTCCCGGTTCCGGTCCAGCGCCTTGCTGGCGACGGAACGCGGCACCACGCTGACCCGCAGTTCGGTCATCTCGGAGAGCTCGAAGCACGGCTGGTAGTGCCGCTCGGCGGTCAGTGGCTGGCTGAACGAAGTCGCGTTCAGCTGGGCGACCACGGCGTCGGCCAGGGCCAGGATCGTCGCGGGCATGGCTCACTCCTGCGGGACCAGGGCACGCAGCACCCGCAGCACCAGGTCATCGACCGGGGACTTGGTGGCCCGAACGATCTCGGTCAGGGCATCGGAGTGCAGGATCGCCTTGAGGACCGGCAGGGCCTCGCGGAGCCCGGCCGGATCCTGGCGGTGTACCCCGAGGAGTTGTCGCATCAGTTCGAGCATCACTCGACCCCCACTTGCTTGGCGTGAATCCGCAGCACCTTGCGGAACACGTCCGACCACCGCCACGCGGGCTCCTTGCCCGGGGCCATCACCTCGTACACGAACACCTTCCCGCCCTGCGTCTCGCGGATCATGTCGCCCCGCTCGGGCAACGTCGGGTTGCCGGCCAACACCAGGTCGGCGGCGTGGATCAGGAAGTCGCGGTCGGTCCACTCCATTCGCACGCCGCCGTAGCCGTCGTCGAGCTTCAGCAGCGTCCGGCCGATGGTGGCCTGGAGGGTCACTTCCTCGGTCCCGCGCCGGTACGCGACCGGCCGCGAGGCGTGTTCCTTGAGCATCTCGGCGAGCCAGTCGGAGCCGGTCCGCAAGAGGTCGGGCATGGCGTCCTCACTGGCTCAGGCGAACGCGGACGTGCGGGCTGCCCGGCCTGGAATCGACCAGTACCACCTTGCCCAACAGGGTGTTCTCGGTCTCTGTCTCGGTAGCCACCTGCCCCGCGGCGTCCCAGTAGGCCAGGGCGCCGACAGACCAGCCGGTCAAGGACGTGACCGGGAAGTCGAACACGCCGACGACGGCCAGCGCCCCGAGCTTGCCGGCCTTGATGTCGAGCTTAGCGACGCCGACCAGTTCGCCCTGCACGACCACGTCCCCGGCCGCCACATCGGCCGTCGGGATGTGATCGATGGTATCACCGTCGTGGATGAAAATTACCTGTGCCATAGGTGTACCCCCCCCCGTTATGCGGTAGCCTTCACGGCCCCGCGATGATCGATCCTCGCCACCCCGAAGTCCCAATATGCCCGCATCGACATACCTAACGTCGAGAACTCAGCGTCTGCTGTCTCGACTACCGGCTGACGACGGCCGTCCAAGTACGCCACTTGGAACGCAGGCAGCACGGCAGGGTCGGCCAGGAGATACCAGGTCGTCGGAGACTGGCCATTGCCCGTGCCAGTCGAGAGGTACGGACTGCCCACCGGCTCGTAGCGATTCACGTAGGGGTTGCTCACCGGTCGCGGCTTGTCGGTCGTGGTCGTCTCATTGACTGTGACCGACGTGTAGATTGACAGCGCCAGCGGCTCCAGTTCGGTCGGGACAAGCAGGTAGCGACCGGCCGTCGCGAGCGGGTCACCATTCGCATCCTGCATCTTGGCCAGGGCGCTGCGGGCAGAGCCAAGCGACGTGATGCCAAGGGCCGAGTTCGTGATTCGATTGCCGCGAGACGATGTGTAAAACGTATCCGTGGCCTCCATCACCACAGCGTAGAGGGCTCGTTCGATCGCAGTCTTCGCACGTCGCCCCAGTTGGCCGACAAGCGAACGAAACGCCGACAGCTCGTCATTGATGATCTGTTGACGGCTCAATGTCAGCATCATCCCGTATGTGTCGAGCTTGTTGGTGTATTCGCTCTCCTGCAACGCTCCATGCTTGATCTCGCCGCCGTCGGCGACCCGATCAAAGTTGCCAGTGGCATCGAGACGGTAGATTTGATGCTGATGGAAGTTGGAAAAGTCCTCCTGCGCTGCGATCTGCTCATATGTGCCAGGAGCCGACGTGAACGCGTCCAGCAGCATCTTGTTGGCGACCGCGCCAAGGATGCCCGGCAAATTGACTGTCGAGAATCCAGCCGCCTCAATGCGCTGGTGCGACACAAGCGCCTCGTAGAACTCGCGGCCGCCGTGCGGCACACGGATGCCGCCTGCCTCCAGCGCCAGGGCAAGGATGCCGCGCAGGCCACGGCGACGGTGCTGCCATGCGGCCGACACGACCTGCTCGCCATAGTCGCGATCGCGGGCGAGCGTCTCGTCGCTGATACCTGCCGCCATGCACAACGCGGCCTCCAGTACCTGTTGACTCGGACGGTCCCGCTGGTCGCGTGTGATTGGCGCCTTCGGTCGCGTGGCGCGCAAAATGGCCAGCTCGGTACGCTGGGCGTCCCAGCCCTCGGATTCTGCTTGCGCCGCGATTTGCTCGAGGGCATCCATGTCCGCATAGCGATTGCTGGCCGCCTCCTCGACGAGCGCGCGAATCGTATCGACGCGCTGGCGCTCTGCTCGCGCACGAATGATCGCCTGGGTAGCGGGCGAATCGTCGTGGTCATGATTGGTGCCCGGCATATATGCCTCCTGATGAGATTGAGACGCGGCGACAGTCGCCGAGGTGCGGCCGTCAGCCCCGAGGTCGACGAAGCTGATCTCACTCAGCGTCGCCTTGCGGACGACGTATAGCGGGCCGGTGAAGGTGCGGCCGTTGACCAGCACTTGCTGGTTCTCCTTGACGAACTCGTACTCCTCGACGGACGCCCCGACAGACGCCTGCCAGGGGAAGCCGTTCTTCGCCGAGATGACGACTTCCCGCGCCGCCGGGGTGTCGCGAGAGACGACCCCGGTGGCGACCAGCTGCCCGTCCTCGACCCGCACCGCGTCGGTGTGGCCAACCCCGGAGAGCGGGTCATGGCCGAAGCGGATCGGCCGGGACTGCGACGGGATCGACAGCCCGGCCAGGTCGATGACGACCGGGTGCCGCCAGCCGGCCACCCGCATCGGCGCGCCGGTGTAGGCGACCATACGGAAGCGAGGTAGCGCACTACCTCCCTCGCCTGCGGCCGTCAGGTCGAGGGACGCCGTGGCGTCCAGCCGCAGCCGGCGCGGCGGGTGGTCGTCAGTCGTCCGGCGTGGAGACAGCATCGTCGGGCTCCTCTACGGGGGTGGCGGATGACTGAGCTTGCGCCGGGGTCAGCCCGAGCGCGGCGACGAGGGCCAGTTCCTTGGCGCGCTGCCGCAGTTGGGCCTCCCAGTCGAGACCACGGCGGGCGTATTCGTCGGCCAGCGTGGTGGTCAGGTTGGCCAGCCGGATCGCTTGGGCGTTCGCTTCCTTGGCGGGATCGACGTGCTCGTGGCCGTCCCAGAACCACTGGTGCGGCCAGGTGACGAACGGCCCTAGATTGTCGGGCAGCAGTCCGGGGATGAGCGCGGCCTCGTCAAACCACGCCGCGAGGATGCGATCAAGAACAACGGCTTCGAGGTGAGCCTGTTCGACGCGGATCGCCTTGAAGTACGTCTGGTGGTCGAGCCGGCCGGACGCGTAGTTGTAGCCCGAGCTGTTGCCCGCCGCGACGTTGAAGGGCATGTTCAGGCAGCGGGCGATTTCGTTGAGGATTTCCTTCTTGAACTCGGCGTAGGTCGTCGCGGGTTGCTCCGCTTGCAGCTGCGACATCTTCCAGCCGCCGGGCATGGTCACCAGCGCCCGCTTCTCCAACTCGATCGGCTCGAACGGCTCGGCGGCGTCGGCCTCGCCGCTGGCCGGCGCGTCGGTGTAGAGGATGCCGGCGAAGTCGGCGGCCGTCTCGGCGGCGGCGATCACCGCCAGCGTGAAACGCCGGAGTTGGGCGAACAGCGGCAACGCTGGCGTGATATCGGGGATGCCGCGGGCTTGGCCCGGCCGGTCGCAGCGGAACCAGTGCACCATCGCGGACGCCGGGACACGGTCGTAGTCGCGCACGGCCCGGTAGCCCTCGCCCGGGTGGTCGCGGAGGACGTGGTACTCGGCCGGGTTACCCGCCGCGTCGAAGACGATGCCGTCCACCGACAGATCGAGACGCGCGTCCGGTGTCGTCACTTGGTCGGCCTCGACCAGCCGCAGGTCGAGCTGCACCGGTGTTGCCAGACGCGGGTTGCTGGTCAAAACGGCAAAGGCTTCGCCGTCGGTGGCCCGCGCCATCCGCAGGGTGCGGAGCTTCTCGGGCAGGCCGACCGCCTTGGCCCAGGCCATGAACTCGCGTTCGATGCGGGTGTTGGCCTCCGAGTCCTCGGTCAAGAGTTGCAGGCGGGGGCCGGTGCCGACCACATCGTTGGCCAGCGTGAGGACGATCCCCTTGGCGTAGCTGTTGTTGGCGACCTCGTAGCGGGCGCGGTTACGGAGCACCCGCCGGACGTCCGGGCTGTTCGCCTGGTTGGCACTCAACCCGTCGGCGTTGGCCCAGTGGCGGCGGTTGTCGTCGGTGGTCACGGCGGCATCGTAACGGCCGCGCACGACGCGGACGACCCGGTCGCGACCCGGTCGCGGCGGCTTGGTGTCCCAGAGGTTAGCCAGCCAGCGGAACATTAGTCGGCCCCCGGCGGGACGAGCTTGTTGAACCGCAGCCCGCGCTGCGGCTTCTTGGCGGCTTCCTTGGACGCGAGGTAGCGGTCAGCCTCGATCTGGTCGGGCAGCGGGTGCTGCTCGACCGAGCCGGCGTCACCCGACGCCTTGGCCGGGCCTTTCGCGTTCTGTTCGATGGCGTCGTCGAGTTCGTCCGGCATAGGTCCCTCCCTATACCGGACTATATCAGGCGAGATAAGGTGGTGGGAATACGGGCGTTACACTAATAGACCATTAGCCGACGACTACCGCAAAACTCGCTCCCACGTAGTGATGCGCCACCCACAATGACGACACTCGCGACGGCGGACGATGCCGGTCATTCTGTGACGCGTGTACACTACGTAAAAATGCCCACACCCACAGTGTGGGCACCGCAGGCCCTGATTACCCCTTGGGGGTAGTGGTGATGGCGGCTTGCTCATAGTCCGCGCCTCCGCCGCTGCATGGTGGCGAAGCTGACGCGCTCGCGCTTGGCGGGGCCGGGGGCGTCGGTGCCCAGCAGTGTCACGCCCTGCATAGATGCTGCCACGGCGCAGCCAGTCAGGCAGTCGAACCAGTGGTTGTCGCTGCGCTCCGGTCGCTGCTTCCACTCGTCCACCGTGCGGCCCCGGCCCTCGGTGCGGACGCGGTACTCGGCCGTGACGTGTTCCGCAAAGAGGCGGTGCGTCTCGGGCTTGTCGCCGAACAGCGACAGGCAGCCGCGTTCGCCCATCGGCACCGCCAGCCGGGCGTGGACGAAGCTCTTCCAGAAGTTGGTGTCGAAGAGGGCGTGCCGCACCGCCCGCTTGCCCTGGACGTTGGGCATCCGCCAGTTGAACCCCACCCGGTCGCCCGGCCGCCGCTTGTACTCGCTGAACGGCTGCGAGGACGCGCCGACGAACCGCCCGTGGCTCGGCAGCACGATCCCGGCGTGCGTCGACTGCCGGCAGAACTGGTAGACCACGTCCGTTGAACTGCCCCAGTTGGCGTCGATCAGACACCGTTCGACCCGCAGGTCCGCGCCGTCGTCGCGTCGCCAGGGGCGGCCGATGATCTGGCCGGTCAGCGTCTCCAGTCCGGCGTAGATGGCGGCCTCGACGCCGCCGCTGGTCATCATCGAGGTCAACGTCGGCCGGGCGTCGCGGAGAGTAAAGTACGGCCGCTTCTGGTCGGGGTACGCCCCGTAATCGAGGACGTAGCCGGTGAAGTCGTCCTCCCACCCGGCAACGACCCAGAACAGCAGGTTTCCCTGCACGTCGATGAAGGCGGTAACGTGGTTGCAGCCGACCGGCACCTCGCCCCGCTTCATCCGGTTGAGCTTGCCGGCGATCTGCTCGACGGTCAGTTCGTCGTCCGATGCCGTCTCGGCGGGCAGCGGCTCGTTCTGGTACTCGGCGAAGAACGCGGCCTCGTCCTGCAGCCGCAGGTTCATGGCGTGCTGGATCGCCGAGATCTCGTCGTGATTGAACCGCTCCGGCCAGGCGACGACCGCGCCCGCGTCCATCGCCGCGCGGTTGGCGCGGTAGAACTCGGTCGCCTCCTCGCCGCCGTTGCCCTGCCGCAGGCTCTCGGCGCGGACCTCGGCGTACCGCTTCCACAGGCCCTCGTCGGTCGGGAACGAGTAGACCAGCTTGGTCCGCTGGCCGTTCCACTCGGGGTGCCGGTCGCGGTCGAGAATGGCGTCGGCCATGTCGCCGGGGCGAATGACCGTACAGGGCATGATCCCCGAAATCTTCGTGCCCGGCCCGGCCAGGCCCAGGACTGCGCCGGAGAGGATCGCTTCGCGGGTGGCGCACTGGCTCAGGCTGCGGGCGCTCTCGTCGGTTTGCGGATCATCCAGCACGACGAGCGTCGGCCGGACCGTGCGGCCGTCGGCCCGCTTGTACTTCATGCCGCGAATGCGGCCGGTGATGCCGGCCACCTTGATGATCGCGCCTGAGGCCTTCGAGGTGCCGTCGTCGCGGACGAACGGCCGCAACTCCTCGTGCTGGAGCCAGCCGTCGGGCTTGAGCGTCGGCAGCACCACCTCGCGGGCGGTCCAGCCGATGTGGGTGCGCTCACCCTTGTAGAGTTGACCGTTGCAGCGGTTGGCGATGCCGTCGAGGGCCTGGATCGGGAACAACGCCTCCGGGAAGTCCTCCAGCAAGAGGTCGTTGCCGTCGAGCTCCATCTTGATGGCGTCGAGCATGTCCATCGCGTGCCCTTCATCGCTGCCGATGAGACAGACGAACTCGCGGTGCCCGTACAGCACCGCCCAGATGCAGGCGCACTCGCTGATCGTGGATTTGCCGCTGCCGCGCGGCATGGCCATCGCGAACAGTCCGCCGCGCAGCACTGCCTGCTCGATGCGGGCGATGACCTTCAAGTGGTCCTGCGACCACGGCAGGTGGAAGGTGAGCGGGAAGTAGCTGTCGCAGAAGAAGCGGAAGTCGCCCGCCGCCCGCGCCTTGCGAACCGGGTCGGCCACGTTCGGCAGGTCGCCGATGTCCCGGCCCGCCAGCGACAACGCCAGATTGCGGGCACGGGACCGCTCCTTCACCGCCTCGTAGGGGTCGGCCTCGGGCTCACGCTTCGGGGCGTGCCGCTGGGACACCAGCCAGGCGACGTAGCGGAGCAGGTCGACGTGGCGGGCGTCGCCGATCCGCAGACCGGCGCGGGTGCGATGGCGGTACAACTGCCGCTCGCTGATCACCTCGCCCAGCGGGGTCGAGTTCAGCAGGCGGCAGAGTTCGCTCGGTCGCAGTC